TTGTTTATTTCTTTGCCTGACTACAGCGATGAGGACCTAGCCGGAGCCGTCTCCTCTTGTTCCTCCGCTGGCACGTTGACCACTCCCGAGAACAGTTTGCGCGCAACTGTGTTTGCCCGCGTTAACCCCCTCCCGCTGACCACTGCCAGCGATATGGATGATGTTCTTTGGCGGGCCTATTTCGGTGGACGCTGCCTCATCAGCTTAGCCGATGCACCGCCCATCGTTTACAATAGCAACATCCAAATCCGCCGTACTGAGAACGGAGTAGTTTTCTATGGTTCCACCGTTTTCAGAGGCGAGTTCAGTGATGCCGTAGCGAGCGGTCCCCCCCCTGCCGAATTCAACATGCGCGACTTTTTCTTTCGCACCCGCAAAGTCCTTGTCCGCCCTGTAGTCCTTCCAAGCTATCCAGGGCTTGAGCGCATACGGACTTACGACGTTGAGCCCGGTCCATGGCATTACTGTTGGGGTTGTTGCTCTCGCTCCCCGGCCTACACCGCTCCGGTGCCTGTCGACCGTTTCGGTCACACTCTCATCACTGTTGACGGCTCCAACACCCATCTTTGTTGGCATGACTACACTGGCCTAGAGATCGTACCATCTCAAGTGTTGCATGACGCCGTTACCCGGTGGAGTTACCAAAAGAACCATGCCCAATACGCCTCTCTAGGCGTCACTCTCAACTTGTACCCAGATTGCGTTGGGATGGTTATAGAGGCCGTTGCTAACGGCTATCGCGTCAGGCATGCATCAGCGTCCGCTGGCCATTCCGTCGAGTGTATTATCACCGACAAAGCCACCGTTGACCCCGATCGCGCCCAGTCTATCGTTAGCATCCACAACCCCCTTTTGCCCAGTTCCAAATTGGTGCCGGGCAACGGTTTGGCCTCATTGCTTAGCTCTCTTGAGACTCGCGTGCACAACCCTCCGACGCGTATTCCCGTTTCCGTCGACATTGCCAGCGTCATGGCAAAGTTCGCCGACTGTCTCGTGCGCGGCAACCAATTGTACCCATTGTCCTTTGAGTTGATGAGTGAACGCATGAAACGCCCTACTCAGCAGCAGGAGTTGGAGGAGCTCAGCACTACCTTCGACATCAAACGTCACAAGTGGACCGTATTCAACAAGACCGAGCCTTCCACTAAGGAGCCACGCATAATTGTCTGTTGCAAGGGCACTCAGAACTTTGAGTATGCCCGCTGGACCATTCCTCTGTCCGACTACCTTATGCGTCAGCCATTTTGGATGCCGGGGAAATCATGCGGCATGATCCAAGCTGCCGTCCAGCGCCTCCATTGTATCGCTCGCAAGAGCCTTTCTCAAGGCGTGTCAGAGTATGATTACACCGGCTTCGACGCCACCACTGGCGCGTTTGGCATCACTTTGCTCAAGATGGTGTTTCGTATAGCTTTCGGCTATGACGTCGGCTGGGAAGGACCACTTTCAAACACCATCAACCAAACCGCCTCGGTGAGCGGTGGCACCAGCTCCGCATCAATGGGCATCGGTACCCTTAGTGGTAGTGCAGATACCACACTACGGAATACTTTGCTCAATGCGTTTGTCATCTACCTGCAGGCCGCTAACGCTGGCCTGAACGCCGAGCAGGCGTACAGTTATCTCTGCACCAGTGCTTTAGTCTCGGGTGATGACAGCCTTGTCATTGAGGTCAACGGTGGCATGGTCGACGCTGCCACGGCGTGCGGTTTGACCCTTGAGGGGCGCCGCTACACCTCTGGCCCTACGCGTTTTCTTGGCAGGTTCTACCCCGATCCATGGGGATCCTCCTCCAACGTCGCAGACGTAGCCCGCTGGCTTTCGCGCATGCACCTCATTACGGTGCCTGCCGGCAAGTCCACCGAGGCCGCTATGAGCCAGCGTGCTTTGGGCCATTTAGTCAACGACCCCGACACCCCGTTGCTCAGTGATTATGCCAAACGGGTTTTGACTTATTTCCCTTCGGATACCCTCAGCGAGATGTTCTTTGATTCTTATCATTACTCTCTGCTGACATCCGTTGGTCCCGGCGCTAACTATCGCAACGACGACTTCAACGACGATGACCTCATGACGAGCATCGCTCTTGACATGAACGTGGATATTACTGCCCTTACGGATTTGCGTGAGTCGTTCCTCACGACCGACCCGCGGCCTGGCGCTCAATATCCCATCCTCGGGCGCCTAAAGATCAAGCCCATTTCTGGTTTGGTCGTCAATGGCGTCCCTTACGTTGCTCCTCGGGACCGCCCTAGCTACAAGATCACCAAGGAGAAACGCGCTGCGGAAGCCGCCGCCCTTCTCGCTAGTGATGCCGTTGCTGAGCAAGCCCTGGCCAAACTTGATCTCCCTATTAACCCTTTGACACCTCCCGACAGCCCTCAACCTGCGTCTACTTCTCAGCCCGTCACGCCGCAAGCTTCGCCTTCCGGTGTCGGCCTACCTCCTCAGGCTCCTACGCCTCAAGAACAGGAGGTCGCGGCCCAACTCGGCTTCTTGCCCGACGTTGAGTCTGAGAGCCATTCGCCCGAAGAGCGTCGCTGCGACAGGTGCAAAGAGTACGGACACAAGACGCGCCAATGTCCTACCAGGAACAGCCGGCGCAGCCGCGGCAATCGCGGCGGCGGCTCGGGGCACTAATGTTTTCCTCATCTGTTAATGTTGTTTACATGGTTTAAAGCTAAACTAAAGTTAATTTTGGCTTCTTCGCCCGTGATACCATCTAATATTGGCCACGTTAAATTTTGGCGTTATCTTCGATTTTGATTTCGCCCGGCTTCTTCGCCCGTGATACCGTATTCGGCCACGCTAAATTCTTGCCCGACCATGGCGTTAAACTGGCGGCTGATCGCCTTATTCCGTGTAACCAACCTGGACACGTTAAATTTCTTTGCCCGACCATGGCATTAAACTGGATGGCTGGAAGCTTTAATCCCGTGCAACCACCTCTCAGCTTCATTAAATGCGCTTTAAATGTTCGTGACCTCAAGTTCGCTGCCGATCCCATGGGACGGATGCCGCTTTTCGTCGCGACGACGCCGCCTTTCTTCGCCCCCACCTTGGAGCCTAGATACAGGCCGGTGCGCACCTAAATGTTTAGTTTAGAGTAGTGCTTGTTACGTTAAATTTATGCCCGACCATGGCGTTAAACTGGCGGCTGGATGCCCTATCTCGTGTAGCCTAGGTCACTCAATCGGGCCCTGGGTCACGTTAAATTTCCTTCGGGTTACCTTGCCCGTCCTCTGACAAGATACGAGGATAAATTCGGTAGTGCTGTTTTACAGCCCGCGTTGCGCGCTTAGCTAGCGCGCTTGGCCGGCGGTTTGTTTCCTTTCCGTCGGCCCGCGTCCTATTTGCTCCTAACGCATTTAGTTCAACTGGCGCAAACGTCTCCTCCGCGTTTGCGCAAGCAGTTTTGAGGTTTCCCGGGCTCTGCGACGATTACGTCGTTGAGTCCTTTTCTGCCCCCGTTGCTGGCCGCGAGGCCGCGCTCCCCGGCGGCGTTGCATCTGTACTCTCACCTTCGACCCGTATTGTAGCCGGTGAACAACCAATGGTCACCCGCTCTGCCGCAGCTGCTGGTCGTCGCTGGCTTGCTGCCGATTGCGCTCTCACTGCCTTTAGTGAAGCGACCTGTTCGGGGGGCTCTTGTGATCCCGCCGACCTTCAATGGGATTCCAAGCATCAGTTGTGGAGTTGGCCACATTCCGGCCCCTCCCCTTCTTTTGCCCGGTCATATCCAGAGTTTCATGACCCACTGTGTATTATGGTTGCGGAGCCCAAAGAGTCCCGTATTGCCGTTGGCTCTTTCTTTGGCTTTGTCCGCTCCCCATATATTGCATGCTCTGGCGAGGGCCGTACCCGCGATGTTGTTGGTCTTTACGATTGCGATTCTCGGCCTGGGGATTGCGGCAGTCTTGTTTTGTCGCGCTCTGGTGTCGTTGGTCTCCATGCGGGCACTTTGACCTTCGAAGGCGTTAAGTACAATGCTTTCTACCCCTTCGTCCTTGGCCATTCTCCCCCTTTCGTTTCGTCCGCCAAATGTGAATCGGAGATGCGCCATTCTGGCCGTATGGTTGGTGGTGGCGGCGGTGGTCATCAACCTTCCCGTCGTCTTCCTGCGTCTTCTCGCGCTTCTTCCGTGGCGTCAGTTCGTATAACTCAGACGCGCCCGCTCACTGCGCCATCTAAACCCGCAGTTGCTACGCCTGTGCGCGAGTCAAAACCTAAGAAGAGAACTTCGACCCGAGAGGCCGGTATCGTTGGCATGGGTCCGGCCCCTTCGAGCCTTCCCATGCGCGGTGGGGCTACTAACTTCACTGTGCCGAAGTACATTGACGCCCTTCTTAACCCTTGGGCGTCACCTTACCTTCGCTTGCCTGACCGCGTTGTAGTGCCCACTTCTTTAGCACGCTTTGTTAAGAATTCCACTATCACCATCGTCAACACCGCCACGAATGGGCCGAATTTGGTTTTCGGCATGTCCAACCGTATTTCTTGCGTTAGCAACACCGTGACTCGTCCTATCGACGGCGGCTCCGTGTCTACCACCGCTGCTGGTGTTATTGAGAGTGCCCCATACCCGTACGGCCCTGGTAGCATTCTTTCGCCCTTACAATGGGGTAGCGGCGCTTACGTCGATCCCCGTGTGTCGATGACGTATCGTGACTATGTCGCTCCCGCCATGCCTACCACTGGTGTTTGGGGTGACGATTTCGGCGCCGCTATGCGCACCACTTTGCCTTACATGGCTGCTTACCGCACCATCTCCATGGCAATAAGGGTTCGAGTTGTTGGTCTTCCTCCTAGCCAATTCATGACTCCTGGTAAGATCTACTTTGCCCAGATTCGTAATGACCATATAGATTTACCCGTCACTGAACAGGACTATTCCACTCTTGAAGCCCTTGGTCGTGCCACTCACGTTTCAGCAGACGCCGTGCGTGCGGCCGGTTCCAAGACGCTGTATTGGCTCCCTGATGGCGAGCAGAAATTCTCCATGGTCAGCACTTTCTTACCACCTTGCGGCACCTTTGACGCCGGCGAAATGGCAGGGACTATCACCTCCGCCCAAGGTGCTGGTCTCCGTCAGTTTCCCACCCCTGCCATCGGTGCCACTGCGCCAATCGACTTCACGAGGAACATCATCCCGTACCGAGCCAGCGGCGTTTCGACCGACGCTGGCGCTCCTGGGTTCCTATACGGTGGATCCGCATCCTCTGGCGATGCTGCGAATGCAGATTCCGCGTCTATCCTGCTAATGGCCTATTTCGGCGCTGCCGATAACGTCGTATTAGAGGTGGATTATGCCCACATCGTTGAGTACATTCCCACTCAGGCCGCGCCTGGTGGCGTGGAAGCCCTCGTGCAGCTCCCTGACTCCTCCGCTATGGATGCCATCTTTGCCGCCGCTGCCGTCATGGCCGAGGCTCGTCCCGTGATGCTTCAGCAACCTGGTGACTTAAGCTTGGTTTCCACTGGGCGTGGCATGGCTCCCGCTTCCCGCGAGGCCCTCCAAGCCCGTGATCGCCTCAGTTCTATGGCACGTAGCCTTAAGGGTGGTCAGTACCGTGAGGGATTTTGGGATTTCGGTTGGCTTAAGAAAGGTTCCCTTGGCGACAGTAACATTTCTTGGGACTTCACTGACCGCAACCCTCGCAGGTAGGATTGGCTCCAACACGTAGCTCTACGGTAATTGAGCGCGCGGTGCTTAAATTGCGCCGCGCACCCGCAGCGAAGTTTATAAACTTTCGGGATTAACGACCCCGCGGTTAAGCAGTCCAAACAGGCGTCTTGAAATACGGGAGTTTATGGTCCCCGCCTGATAGACAACCCATTACCCGATGGTTCGGGGGGCGTCATCACACGACGCTCAGTGCGGTTCGATTCCGCCGTAGCAGGTCTATGCCCCTGCTGGTTCAACGAT